TAAGGAGGAAATACAATGATCACCTATACAATGGGAATCAACCTGGAATATTTCCGAATCGTGATCTCAATCTGGCGTGAATATGGTATGCTTTGCCCGATTATTATTCCGAAGGATCAGGATAAAGAAGGTCCTGTCGTGATAAAGATTGGCCCGACAAGCGAAGAGAAGGTTGCGGAAATGGTGGACAAGATATGGGTCATAGCCGGTGCTAAACGGCTAGTCAAAGAAATTGAGAAATAACCAGTTCATAATAAGAATTTTTAATTTATCATGGTTTATTTACCCTATGCTGCAGAGGCGGCAAGATTATCCCGGTCCGTGAGGATAAGGATATTTCTGAAATATTTTCCATAAATGTAAAGTATTTAGCAAGCTGTGAAAGCAGCACAACTGCTCTGGTTCGTGATGAATAAGGGCAGAATTTAAAACGATTTATCAACCCTTTAATATAGATTAAAATGACAAAGAGACAACAATTAGGACTGATGTTCAAGCAGCTGCAGGAGTTCTGCAAACAGAACGGCATTCAGGTCATCGCAGTTGCCGGTTACGAGAATGACAGTGGAGAACTTACCAGTATCTCTTATGCTCGTGGTGATTCCAAAGCAGTAGTTCCAATGATACTCGAAGAAATGAAAGTCAACAGCAACCTGGATAAGTTTATCAGGACAACAGCTGTAATGAAATACTAGAGCAAAATAACCAAGAATGATTTATTAACCCTTAAAAATTAGATTTAAAATGAAAGAAGAACAGCTTTTAAAAATGGCCGAGCAAGTTAAAAAAACATGCGAGGAAAACGGTATCACAGTTTTGATGCTTATTGGGAAAACCGAAGAAGACAGAGTTAATAGTACTAACCTTCTCATGGGTAAAATAAATACTTTGATTACGATGATTGTTGGACTTATGGAAGAAAATCCAAATTTCTCCAAGCTCATCCAAAACGCTTCTGAGTATTACTCAGTACGACAAAGAGAAAGTAAACAGGAATCGCTTGCAAAAGACTTTGAAGAATTATTCAAAGCACTCCGAGACGCTACACGCCAAACGCGCAGAGGATAAATAAAGGAGCAGTCAAGGAACCTTCCCGTTTCCCAGTTTTCAGGATTACATACTTAACCATTTTCATAACTATATATCTTTTCGATAGGTGGTAAAAAGGGACGGTAAGGTGGCCTTCATTCCCGGATCGAAGCCGGGAGCTGCACAAGAGTTAAATACAATAGTTTATATGGCTGTAATTTACGATAACAGAGTATGTATCTATGCCAACGAGCTGATTATATATGATCCCAAACGAAAGGTTGGTTCCGAAAAGGGATTCCTTCCTCTTGGGACATATAATACAAAGGTTCGTAGGAAACAGATCAATGTTGTTCTGCATGCCTGCCTGGGTCGACAGGCTCTGGTAGAGTTCGATTCTCTGGAGGATTATATCCAGCGACTGTATATCAAATACTACGGTGATCCTCACGAGGATGTAGAACGACCGAAAATGAGCTTACTTGAAAGGACTATGGGCTATAACGAGGCTGCCTTCACCTTCTTTACATCCGAATACAAGGATGCCTTTGGCAAACGTCTAAGTCCCGAAAAGGCTGCCTTCTATACACTCCAGGCACGTGTACTGGATGCTGTCATCCGTCTTCGTAACGGAAATGCGGAAGGATCTTTCGGTAGAAGTGGAGAACGTTTTAGTGTGTGGGACAGGCTCAGTGAGATGGTCAATGATCTGACGGAGGTGTGTGACAGTAAGGGTGGCATTCGTTATCCGCATAAGCTGCCTACTACAGGCAAGACGCTCAAGCGTAAGGTGGATCAGTATGAGATTGAGGGATTTATCGCTTTGGTACATAAGAACAAGGGTAACATTTCCGCTGCCCTGATAAAGGACGAGGAGGATGAAGCGATCATGCACAAGCTGCTTTCCCAGCACATGAATCTGGACAATATGCAGATCATGAAACAATATAACAAGGTGGCAGTTCTTCTGGGTAAACCGGAGATCAAGAGTCCCGTTACTGTGGACAGATACCGCAAGATGATGGAAGCTACCACTCTGGGGCATCAGCGCGGAGCTGCTGCCTTAAGAAACCGACTGGAGATGCAGCATAAGCGCGAGGCACCGAAAACCGCCATGACGTACTGGACCCTTGACGGATGGGATGTGGAACTGGTTTATCAGAAGAAACAGGTGAAGCCCAAGACGGTGAATGGAGAGAAGAAGAACTATATGACGACTACTTACCACAACCGTAAGACAATAGTAGTGGTGCTAGATGCTTGTAAAAAGTATCCTATTGGTTATGCTATCGGTGACCATGAGAGTCCGGCGCTCATCCGTGAAGCCTTGCGCAATGCGATCAAGCATTCCAGGGAACTATTCGGAAACCGCTATAAACCGATACAGTTGCAGAGCGATAATTATCAGAAGGGAGTAATGGTTCCGTTTTATGAGGCACTGACCAAGTATTATACTCCGGCTGCCATCGGTAATGCGAAATCCAAGATCATTGAGCCTTACTTCAACTATCTGAACAAGACCTATTACCAGCTTGAGAAGAACTGGAGCGGTGTGAATATCAACAGCAGACGGGAGTCACAGCCCAATATGGAGATACTTAACCGTAACCGTCATCTCATTCCTGATGAAGATGGCGTGCTGGCCCAGATACATGGAATCATGAGAAAGGAAAGAGCGAAGAAGCTGGACGCTTACCTTGCCGCCTGGGAAGGTACTCCTGGTGAACGCCGTCTGCCATTCAGCGACGAGGAATACCTGATGCTGATGGGTGATACCACAGGACGTACCAACCGTCTGACCGGAAAGGGACTTCTGATTGAACTGGCGGGTGAACGGATCAACTTTGAGAGCTTTAATATGGAGCTGCGTAATCACTATAATGAAGACTGGGTGGTTCATTACGATCCCGACGATCTCTCCCAGGTACTCATCTGTAATGCGGAAGCGACCAAAGGGCACTACGTAAAGAAAGAAATTGGCGACTTGCGCTTCATGATGCAACGTGATATCAAGACTCCGATGGCCTTAGTCGATCAGAAGCCGGAACATTTCGAACACCGTAAGAAAGTGAATGAGTTCAATCGACAGTTCGAGCAAAGGTATATTGAGAAACAGGAGCATGTAGACGAAGTGATTTATTCCATGCGGGAGAGAATTCCTCTGCTTAAGAGTAACAACCTGCTTGACAGAGCGTTGATCCTGGACAGTAAAGGAAGGCACAAGGATAGAAAATATGAGGCAAGGGAAGATGTTCAGGATGTGGAATACGAGGAGATATCCTCCGGACCGGTCAAGATATTGCCTCCTGTCGCGGACGACGATTACGAGTGGAGCACTTCAGATATGAGTTTTTCAAGATAATTAATAACATTAAAAACAATATAAAGATGGACAAGAAAGCATTAAAACTGTACATAGAGAATTTGATAAACCGCGGTTCCTCACCTGCAGAACTGGCACGTCGCTGTGGAGTATCCGACACCGCCATGTCGCAGTTCCGTTCCGGAAAATATGGAGCGAATGATGACAACCTGGCAGCCAAGATAGCATCAGGACTTTATTTCTACGAAAACTCACGTAACGTAGTTGACAGCGTAACCTCATACAAGCAGGTAATGACGGCCTTTACCGCAGCAAAGAAAAAGAGCAAATGGATATGTATCAGCAGTCGTAGTGGAAGTGGAAAAACACAGTCACTCATCGACCTGTACAACCTGTACAGCGACAAAGGTGTAGTCTATATCAAATGTCGCAAATGGAGCAGCCGTAAATTCCTCACCCGTTTGGCACAAGCTATGGGAGAAACTGTGAAGGGAAATATGGACAATGATGACTTGCTCGACTTGTGCGTCAGACACATGAACGGCATATCAGGTCGTAAGCCTATCCTGTTGATTGATGATGCCGGGAAACTTACTCATTCGGCTATGTGCACGCTTATTCCTTTATATGACGACACGCTTGGCCGCATGGGATGCTTGGTAGCCGGCACAGAAACATTGGAACGCAATATCAAACGCTATGTGGGACGCATTGAAGGATATGACGAGATAGACGGTCGTTTCGGACGGAACTATATAGACTTATTTGGAGCGACAAAGAAGGATGTCATCAATATCTGCCTCGCTAACGGCATAGATAAGGAGACGGCGGAATCAATATGGGGAAGACTCCCTAAGATAAAGAAACAGCCACGTAAGGATGACCCTCGTGAAGTACTGTTTGCCGCAGACCTGCGCGAACTCATTGGAATGATAGACGATGTTGTCATCAGAGAAGAATTCAGTAATGGAGGGCTGCAGGTATGATTCGTTCCCTTTCTTTTGACAATATCCTGAACAAGAAGTACGAGTACATTCCCTTCTCTAAAGACTTCATGGATGCGTTCGGCAAGCGTCAGAAGTCAGGGGCATGGATCGTCTACGGGAAATCCGGACAGGGAAAGACTTCATTCACGTTCCAGCTGGCAAGAGAATTTGACCGTATTGGTTACAAGGTACTCTTTGCCTCCCTTGAGATGGGAACGGAGGCTGACTTTAAAGATTCTCTTCTCGGATTTATGAACTCATCCAGAAGTGGAATGATCTTTTGGGATGAGATGCCCACTTATGATGAATTTGACGAATATCTGGGTAAACAAAGATCTCCGGATGTGATCATAATCGACTCCTTGCAGAGTCTTGAAGGAGAGATGGATGTAACGGCCAAGCAGCTGATAGAACTCAGAAAGAAGTATAATAAGAAGATTTTTATCTATATCTCTCACGTGGAGGGAAGAGAAGTGCAGGGAACGATGGCTTACCGGATAAAGAGAGACTGTTTCTCCCGTATTGAAGTAAATGGCTTCCGCGCTAAATATATCAGTCGTGGTGCTCCCGGTCCAAAAGGATTCTACGTAATCTGGAAGGAGGGCTACGAGAGACAATGGCTGAAAGACAGTGACGAACCACTAAATGACATTGATTATGAACAATAACAAACCTTCCACCCTGATACTTTATGCCACTAATCCTCAGAAAACCTTGCTTCATCGCCTTAAGCGGCAGACAGGGATGAGTGAGGATGATTATCGCGCAATGATCTATGATGCCAGTAACGGTCGCACTGACTCATCCAGACAACTATATAAGCATGAAGCCACACAGTTGATCAAAAGTTTACTTGATCCGCAAGGGGTGAACGAGAAACGCCAAAAGGAACAGGCAAGAGTCGTGGGACAGATATTCGGTATATCTATGCACATCGGTATTCTCAACAAAGATTATCGTAGCGATGATCCTGAAGAGATTGAGATGAACAAGGCAAAGATCTCCTCCTTTCTGAAAAGACGTGGAAGCATTAAAAAGGATGTAAGCCGGCAAAATTTAGAGGAATTAAAAGAAACTTTAAAGCAGTTACAAACGATTAAGAAAAAGGAGGGAAAATGAAGTGGATTTACAGACTGGAGATTGTCTGCTGTATTCTCGGAATCATCACTGGGGATAGCATAAATACAAAGATATGGGCTTCCAGTTGCCTGTTATGGGTACTGATCGCTTCCAAGAACAACAATGACAACGACAGAAACGAGAGAAATCAACATAGTGTTAACTATTAAAATTATGTTTTATGGATATTAAGAATTTAACAGAAAAAGAACGTGAGGCCTTACTGAACAAGTTGCAGGCCGAAAAGAAAAAAAAGGATGTGGACAAGAGGAAGAATTACGAGAAAGTACGTGCCAAATTCCTGGCATCCACAGAAAAGAGACTTCGTAAATACCTCAAGGATGGTCAGGATTTCAAGGAATGGCTGCAAAATGAGGCTATTAACTATTACGAGTTGCTAAAGTCATATGGAGATCTCAGACGTGACGAACAACTAGGATTCCAAGTTCAGAACGAAAAATTTAGGGTGTTAGTCAAAGGAAATAAGGTGAAAGGATTTGATGAACGTGCCGATATAGCCGAGAAACGCCTGGTTGATTATCTGAATGTCTGGATTGAGAAAAAGGGAGATGGTGACCGCAATCCCATCTATAAACTGGCCATGTCACTGATACAGCGTAATGAGGTTGGAAATCTTGATTATAAATCCATTTCACGCTTGTATAAGCTGGAAGAGGATTTCAATGATCCTGAATACTCCTCTATCATGAAGCTCTTCCGTGAAAGTAATGTTGTGGAAGGTACTGTCGTTCGCTTCTACTTCGAGGAGAAGGATGAGGATAATCAGTGGACAAGAATAGAACCATCATTTAACAAGATGTGATATGAGTAAGCAAGTACAGATCTTGATGGTTTCTCCTCCTAATTTAACGAAGGAGAATATTTATGAGATGAAGACTTTTCAAGGATTTGCCTGTTCATATTGTCACGGAAATGGTTGGATACCAGCCTTGGGTGAGCGAAATGATCGAGAGCAAAGAATCTGCCCTGTTTGTAATGGTCGCAAAATTTTAAAAGCGGACATAACTATAAAATGGATGCCTGACGAAGAATAAAATCTTTAGTCTGAGAAGAGAGAGAATAACCTCAAGTATTAATAATTTAAATTTTTACATTATGAATGAAATTTATTGGATGACCGTAATTGGTAACCTGTCCACTGTATTGACAGTCGTATGGATCGTAGCTTTGATAATTGTCGCTGTCATGCTGTTTGTTCTGCTAGTATCAGAAGGTGATGTAATCGAGGATGAGGACAACGCGCACACATTCTTCAAATGGTTGAAACGCATTGTTGTTTGTGGTGTAATAGCGGCGATGGTGAATATCTTTATTCCGACGACCAATCAGCTGCTTTATATCTATGGCGTCGGTGGCACGATTGACTATATCAGGAACAATGATACGGCAAAGCAGCTTCCGGACAAATGTATCAAAGTGATTGACCGTTTTGCGGATAAATATATTGACGAACCTAGAAAAGATAAATAATTATGGGAATGCACACATGGTTTGAGTGTAAAATCCGTTACGAGAAAGTAATGGAAAACGGAATGCAGAAAAAAGTAACAGAACCTTATCTGGTAGATGCTCTCAGCTTCACGGAAGCGGAAGCAAGGATAATCGAAGAGATGACTCCCTTTATCTCCGGAGAGTTTGTCGTTTCGGATATCAAGCGTGTCAACTACAGCGAAATTTTCCCCAGCGACGCCGAATGTGATGATCGTTGGTTTAAATGCAAGTTGTGCTTCATCACATTGGATGATAAGAGCGGAAAAGAGAAGAATACGAGCACTTATGTGCTGGTACAGGCTGCGGATCTGGGACGGGCGAAGGAGAACCTTGATGCCGGCATGAAAGGCACAATGGCAGACTATCAGGTGTCCTCGGTAGTGGAAACAGCTATCATGGATGTATATCCTTATACAGCTGACAAAGACGCCAATCCTGAATCCTCGGACGAGAAGAAAAAGCAAGAATGAGTAGCCCAAGGGTAGTCGCAGTCCTGCTCATTGTATGTGAGCAGGACTCTCATAACGATCCGGAAGAGATGGTGAGGAAGGTTGACACGGAAGATGATCTGTTGCAGATTAAGCTGGAGAACCTCAAGTATGAGATAGATGCCTTCATACACGAAGAGAGTAAACAAGTACGTTTTGGCTGGCATACACGTGACAAGCCTTTCCATCCGCAAAATTTCAAACGAGAGATCACCTGGCATCGCATCAGGAGCCGATGCTTTTAAAGACAATTAAATAACCATTTAAAGACAATCTATGAACTTGAAAGAGAACAAAGATAAGAAGTCGATGAGGGCTATCCTTCAGGATGTTTCTCGTGTGACTGGGGTACCAAAGGTTCTGATCCTCTCTCGTGTGAGGAAACAGAAGGTGGCTGATGCAAGAATGCTATTCTGTCACATGGCTCGTAAGGAAGGCTATCTTTTGCGTGAAATCGCATCTTTCATCGGAAAGAGCTACTCTCGTGTATCTATGGCATGTTGTGATGTGGTACTGAGAAAAGAGACGTTTCGCCCGTTCATTGATAAATTATCCGCATCCGTGAAGACATTGTCTGATACAAGGAAAAGGAAATGTGTGCTGACACTAAAGGAAGGCGAACATGAATGGCCATTAAAGGCTTACCAGTCCCCTGTTGGGATACGACATGAGGGTAAGCGTCCTGACAGGGTAATCATTGACTGTTATCAGGAGTGTAATCAGAAACAGTTATTAGAATTATCCAGATATCTGGAAACTATTGCCAAGGCAATGGCAATCAAATTGAACAATTATGAATAAAATAAGACTAATACTTCGTTGGTTATTTATTCCATTGTGGACTACACTATTTTTTGTGTATTTGCTTATATGGTATATACAAATGAGTTGGTACTATTTCAGCTTTCAAGATTATTGGAATGCTTTTCTAATATTATGGGATAAAATAATGCTATTAATGAGATTAAAAACATTAGAATAATGAACATTGGATTAATCGACGTAGATGGTCATAACTTTCCAAATTTTGCCCTCATGCGGATATCCGCCTATCACAAGGCAAGAGGCGATCAGGTGGAATGGGCAACTCCTTTTAACAGGTATGATAAAGTGATGGCGAGTAAAGTATTCACTTTCACTCCTGATTTTAACTATCTGACGCTTCAGACAGACATTGTTGAGAAGGGTGGCACAGGATACGATATCACTGGTAGGCTTCCTAAAGAGATAGAAAACAGTCGACTTATGGATTATTCCATTTATCCACAATATAGCTTTTCTCTTCAGTTCTTCTCAAGGGGCTGTATCCGGAAATGTCCATTTTGTCTAGTTCGTGAGAAAGAGGGATATATCCAGGCAGTAGAACCAGTTGAATTGAATCCTGAAGGAAAATGGATCGAAGTACTTGACAATAATTTCTTCGCCAATCCTGAATGGAGGCATGCAATTAGTTACCTGTTAAAACAAAATCAGATGGTTAATCTGCATGGCGTTGATGTTAGAATCATGAATGAAGAGCAAGCCTTCTATCTAGGTAAGTTGAGATTAAAAAGGAGGATACACATTGCCTGGGATTTGCCTTCAATTGACCTTACAGATAAGCTCAAAGAAGTGACTAAATATATCAAACCTCGTAATTTGTCTTGTTACGTTCTGGTAGGTTACAACTCAACCGTTGAGCAGGATATGTATAGGTTGAGCAGGCTTAGAGAATTAGGGATTTCTCCTTTTGTGCAACCTTACCGAGATTTTAATAATGATCGAAAACCGACTTTATATGAAAAGGATCTTGCGCAATGGGCTAACAAACATCAGATATTTAAGGCTTGTGAATTTAAGGATTTCTCGCCACGTAAAGGATTTAGATGCGAATATTACCTAAAACAATAAAGACAATGAAAACAATTGACTCAATTATCATTCACTGCTCAGCAACACGTGCCGGGCAAGATTTACGTGCAAAGGATATAGATCGTATGCACAAACAAAGAGGCTTTAACCAGATCGGTTATAATTTCGTGGTCGACCTTGATGGTCATGTAGAGAATGGACGTCCACTTTCTATTGATGGGGCTCATTGTAATACAAAGGGATTTTCTGGTGTATCTTACAATAAGCACTCAATCGGTATCTGCTACATTGGTGGTTTAGATGCGAGTGGAAGACCAGCCGATACTCGTACTCCCGAGCAAAAAGCGGCATTACGTGGACTTGTGGCGAAATTGTGTAAAGAGTATGATATCATCGAGTTACTTGGTCATCGGGATACTTCACCTGATCTGGATGGCTCAGGTGAGGTGGAACCGGCGGAATTTATCAAGGCATGTCCCTGCTTTGACGTGCGATCTGAGTTCTCTAATTTTTTACGCAATGTTGTTGTGAAAGCAAAATAACCCTCAATCAAAATTTTAGCCAATAATGAGTATACATATAAAATTGGCAGCCACCGCCACAGGTGACGCTATAACAGCTATTTCAACAACAGTAAAGGTTGCAAAAGATGCTGATGTCGAAATAGATCTATTAATCCAGAATATTAATATTCGAGTAAGACCTACGAGTGATGTTCAGGATATAATTGAGATTTATAGATTAAAAAGTAACAAAGATAAGAATGAAGAAACGGGGCGAGTTAAGGGACACCATTGCTCGCATTAAGAGGGTGTCTTGTGTTTGCCTGCACCAGCGTTGAAGTTATCACATAGCTAAGGCTGACAGCCGGGAAAGACCGGCTTTTAATAATATTCAAAAGAAGGATAGTAATGGATGGAATATTAATAAATGGAGTTTTCCATGAAGCCATACAATCAGATATGGAAAGTTTTAAATGTGATAAATGTTCGTTGAAAGATTTTTGTGAAGAAATTGGTACGTCTACCTTATCTTATTTCCCTCTTTGTGAACATTTGACAAATGATAAATTAACGGTGTTTGTCAACCGTGGAAATATTAATATAAATTTAACAATGAATAAAGATAATATTATTCCACCTATGACGCATCCTTATGGGATGTGTTGGCAACAGCCGCCAACTTACTTGATACTAATTGATGATACTCATGCAGTGATGAGTAGACTTGATTTTGAAATACTCATGGATTATACTCGTTCTCAACCGTCAGCTCTCTATAATGGTAAAATGTGGAAAGCACAATATGAGAATGAAGGTGCGTTGAAATGGTTTCTTTGCTATTGTTTCAATGAGAATGAGAAGACGAATGAGATAGACATTGCATATCGTGAAATTTTGATAATTGACTAATAACAATTTAGATATGAGTCAAATAATAATAGCATGGTTCAGTTGTGGTATAACATCGGCTGTCGCATGCAAAATAGCTTTACAGACATACAAAGATGTAGTCCTATACTATACAGACACTGGCTCACAGGAAGAAGATAGTCTACGCTTCCTTCATGATTGTGAGCAATGGTTTGGGCAAAAAATAAACATTGTCCGGAGCAAGGAATATACTAACCATTTCGATGTGATTGAAAAGAAAGGGCTAATCAGTAAGCACAATTACTATCCGTGTACCTTCGAACTTAAAAAACGGCTTCGATACCAAATCGAAGATGAATTGAAATATTGGGATGGTCAAGTATGGGGATTTGATATATCGGAAACCAATCGGGCACAACGAATGATTGAGCAATACCCGAACATGAAGCCATTGTTCCCATTAATCGACAATCAACTATCAAAGGCTAATTGTGCCTGCTTACTTGCAAAAGAAGGAATAGAACTACCTCGAATGTATAAGATGGGATATCACAATAACAACTGCATCGGTTGCATCCGTGGCGGAATGGGTTACTGGAATAAGATTCGTATTGATTTCCCGGAAGATTTTGAACGTATGGCAAAATTGGAACGTGTTGTCGGGCATTCTTGCCTGAAAGAAAGAATCGGTAATGAGACAAAGGCTTTATTTCTTGACGAACTTTCTCCTGACCGTGGTGATTTCCCTACTGAAATAATGCCCGAATGTGGGTTGTTTTGTGAATTAGAATTTATGAATTAGAGTAAAACAGAGTAAATATGAGCAAAATTGAAGAAGCCTTTAGAGGTTTAGGAAGAACAGAAAAAGCGAAGTTTGTTTCGCAAAATATTGATTATGCAAATGCTGATGCAGTTGCTAAGTATGTAAGTGGCTATCTATTCGATGTTCTTAATGATGTCGGAGATGATGAGTATATAGCAGCGTATCTCAGAGAAAAGGGATATGAAGTAACAAAACAAGAATAACCCTCGAATCAATTTAGAAAGGAATATTATGGAAGAAATAGAATTTAGAATAAAAGAAATATTGGGACGTACTGCATTAGATAATGACATGGAAGTTCCGGAAGATGTTCAGAAGTTGGCAAGAACTACAAGATATTTAGCAACGCAATTATTTCTTGTATGCGTAAATGAAGTAGGTGACAAGGAGATAGCAAATCCAATACTAAAAAATGCAGTTGATATTTTGAAGTAATATAATAAAGATATGTGCAAGTAAAACCACCTAAAAAATCAGAAAATACTAGCAATTTATATACAAATCTGTATATTTGTACGCTATTTGTCATGTCGTATAATATAAAACACACAATTATGGAAGAAATTACATCATTTGTATTAATTGTAATTATCGTATTTGGTATATTACAGATTATCTTATTCTTTAAATTATGGGGAATGACTAACAATGTCAAGAAAATCAGAGAGTCATTTCTTACGGGGGCAGATGGTCTGTCTCCTGCCAAAATAGAATTTGCTATAGGGAATATAGAAAAAGCAAAAGAGTTGCTTAAAAAGGAATTTATCATAGATATATTCAAAATATATAAAGAAATAGTAGCAACTGACTATTCTCAACATCAGCATGAAATAAATGTTTATAATAAAGAATATAAAAAAATAGAAGCTCGTTATAGAGATTTTATTTGCAATTCTGACGAATATATAGATTTTACGAAATTTAATTCCTTTGATAAAGCAAAAGAGTTTTTTAAATAATTTGAAGTCTAACGTATAAACAATAACGGGTGCCCGGTAAATCAACCACAGCATCCGTTATTCGTATATAAAACGTCAGTCCATCTTTTCATGGTCATTTTCTATATGATAGTTAACAACCATCCATTCCTCTTGTTTCCTTCTTTTTGTGGTCACAGAATTTGAAGCGGAAACAACTCTTTCGATTTTATGTATAATCCAGCTGTTATCATTTGCGTATTTACGTATCATGTCGTCCGGATACATCGTTAGCATAAATTTGCCCTCAATTTGTGACAACAAGTCTAATAATGCTTGCATATTATCACGGTCAAACATCCCGGAATAATGTCCCATGTTAAAACCTATATAGGGTGGATCTAGGAAGTGAAATGTATCCTTTGTGTCATATCGTTTGATAACTTTGAGCGCGTCATCCTGCTCAATAGTACACTGTTCCAGCAGTGCTTTGATATCCTCCCCAAATGCATGTTTTGCATTATTTAGTGCTATTGTTTTCTTATTGTTTCCATTCTTGGCAAAGGAAAATGACCCGCTGAGGTTTCCCGAAAACGATAGTTTGCTTAGTGCCCATACCGCCCAAACCCGCTTTACCCTTGAGAAATAGTCCGGATGTTCATGAATAAATTTTGCGACTTGCAACTGCTCTCGGCTGTGTAACGTTTTTAATATTTCATCTTTCAAAGCATCATAGTCGGTTATTATCGTTCTGTAAAAATTGACAATTTCTCCATTTAGATCGTTGACAACATTGATTTGTGCAGGATCTTTAGCGAATAGTACGGCAGCTCCTCCTGCAAAAGTTTCTGTATATGTATTATGTTGCGGAATCATTTGAAGGATGTCTTTTACCATTCCTTGCTTTCCTCCGTAATACGTGATTGGCGTTTTCATTGCTTTTATTTTTATTAACACTGACTAAAAACAGGGACTCGATGTTGGACAAACGAGTCCCGTTGTTAAAAAGGTCAGCCTGTTTTTTCCAGCCTTCCTTTAATCTGTCCTTCGGTAAATCCGAATCCGGCGGCAAACTGTTTGAATTTCTCCTTCTGCTTCTCGGGAAGAAGTGCATACAGGCTTTCAAACGGTGTCGCGCTTTTGATTGCTTTTTTTAATTCTTTTCTTTTCATATGAGTTCCTGTTTTTTATGTTTGCAACAATCGCAGTCACACAGCATCAACCTTGCCTTTTCGAACATCAACTGTCCGATCTCTCCTGAAAGGTAGCAGATCTCCTCTCCCCATGGGTCAATACCCAGCGCTGCCGCTATATGTGCTTCCAGATGCTTGCGTTCGTGGTCATAAGAGTTCTGAAACTGTGCGGCGGAAGAGGTGATGCCTATGACCATTACCGTTTGACGTGTGCCGTAATTGGAATAGGTGAGCCCGGTATCCGGCTTTCCGGCGCTAAGGTTCTCGTATGCCGTCTGCAGATCATCTCCCCGACATCCGATATCATAGAGTTTGCCCATTATCTCATCCGTATAGTAACAGTCCACGGCATAATAGACCTCGACCTTCCAGTCGTATTTGCTTATGTCGAACTGCTGCCGGATCATAACATCTCATCCCATTCTACCGGTTCACCTGCCCGGCACATCTTTGCATACCACATACACATTACCGCTCCGTCCGGAGCGTCATAATCATCGATTGTATCCTTGACATAAAGTGCCAGGCGCGCATCATCCGTTATGGACGATTTCAGATAATCCGCCTTTCCCATGTTGGCTACATACACATAGTCGTAGAGTGTGTTGTTTTCCACCCTTACGCCATTCTTTGCCAGCAGCTCATCGACTTTATCCTTGGTCAGGGGCTCGATCTTCTCGCTCTTTCCTGTTGCGGGATTCATTTTTCGCATAAGCGAGACAGCGAATTCACACAGCTTCTTATTGAAGTGCCAGCCGTAATTCTTCAGATAGGCCGTCATTTCTCTGGGACGGTCATCATGTATATCAAGAGGTTCCTTTACCTTGCTCATAATGTATTCAAATTAAACGGGATGACGTCTGTCCGCCATCCCGAAGAGTTAAACAATCAGCGGTATCTGGAGTATCTTCCCGTTCCCGGTACTCCACGGCGTTGTCCCATGTCCCCGCCATAACGGTTTCCGTATCCACCGCCACGGTTGCCATAGCCGCCGTATCCGCCACGATTTCCATAGCCGCCGTATCCGCCACGCTGTCCCATGTCGTCATACTCGTCGTCATAGTCATCGTAATCATTACGCTGTCCCATGCCGCCTCTGCTCTCGGAGATCTCCTCGATGCACTGCATGAGCTTGCCTCCATACTTGAGCATCTTCTCAGCGTAGTCGCTCATCTTCTCGACCTTGCTGTCTTCTATTTCGATCATCATCATGTCTGTTGTTTTTTAGAATTGTTACTACTTGCCTTTTCCGCAGGTTTGAGCAGCTCGGCCATCATGGCCTTCAGTTCCGATATCTCCTGCCTGAGGGCTTTGTTCTCCGCATCCTGCCGCTGCCTTTCGGCCAGTTCGGGATTGAGAGTTTCCATCATCCGGTTGCATGATTCCACCACCGTGCGGTGATAGTCTATGCTCTTGAGTATTTCCAGGGATCTGGTCCTCATTGCCGTGACCTCGGAATTCATCGACTCCCGTGATCCGGAGATAACCATGTTTCCTCCTCCCGGGAAATTGGCATCCGCGATATCCGCGCCTGCAGGTATCTTCTGAAAAGTTACGGTCTGTTCTCCCACCTTTACGGTGATATCCACCACCATTCTCATGGGCTGTCCGAACATCATCGGCTGTTGTGCCGCCTCGGGTACAGGAGCGGATACTCCCACAACCGATCCCGTCTCCACAAAGGGTGTTCCGTCCTTATGCAGGATATAGAACTGATTATTTACTCTTAAATTTTGGAAAGGCATATTTTCTTCTCTTTGATAAGGCGGGATTTCTCCCGCCTGTAGTTTATACTACTCCGGTCATTACCTGCAGGGTGTTTGTCGCCCTGTCGAACCAGAATTCATAGACTCCCGTTCCGGGGATATCAGCTACCGTGAGCGCTTCTCCACCGTATTTGGTCACCGCCTGTGTCACCCCGTTCGTTTCAAAGAGTACCGGCAGTGTGCCTGTAGTCCCTGTGGGGATTGCCTGTCTGAGGTCAATGAATATGGTTCCTCTGTACCAGGCGTTGACAAAAGAGTGGTTGGGGAAGGAGAACACCGCATTTTCTGCGGTCACATTCACGCCGGATGTGGCAATTGCCGCCGATCCACGGCGGTTAACGAATTGAAAGGGAAATGGCATAGTTACCTCCTTTCCCCGGGTCAACCCCAGAATCCGTTACCTGCTCCCAAACCGATACCGTATCCCAGTCCGTATTGTGCGGCAACACAGGTCGGTACGCCTACCACCGGACTATACGGAACCTTGGCCACTTCGGGCTGGTTACATTCGATCTTGGCCAGACGTGAGCTCAGGTCGCTCAGCGCAGCGTTGACAGGAGCGATGGTTTGTGCCGATACCTGTGCGAAGTATGCGTTCTGATGTTCCTGTGAAAGCTGGTTAAGCAGCGTGCTGTTTCTCTCGCGCAGGGTGTCGATCTTGTCCAGCAGTGCCTGGTTTTGCATCGCATCCAGCTTGCTGATGATCGCGTTTGTGTTGGTTGTGCCGGCATCACGCAATGCAAGCGTGTTCTGGTTGGCCGTGTTCACCAGGGTGTTTGTCTGATTGCAGACAGACAGCTGGTTCTCATAGCCCATCTTGGTGATGTTGTTGTTTGTCTCGCAGCAGCACTGACAGATCTGTGACTGGATGGCATTGTTACCCTGCATGATCGCTGTAACGATCTGGTTGGTATTCATGCCCATCTGGTTTCCGATGTTACAGATCTGCATGCCCAGTCCGTTAACGGCTGCCATGACAGCGTCGGAAGAGGTGTTCAGGGCGGTTGCAAGAGACTGGATGTCAAAACCGTTGCGTTGCACGGCCTGCATGATCACGGCGGTATTCGCATCGTTCTGTACGAACGGCACTACGCCTCCCTGACCGTTACCCATCATTCCTCCACGGGCGCCACCGAGGCCTCCCGCGCCACCCCATCCCATCAGGATAAAGAGAAGCAGAATAGCAAACATGTCGTCTCCCCATCCGTTTCCGTTACGGTTGTTTCCACCGCCCATCAGGGCCAGGATGTTGGGGTCTACACCTCGTTGCTGCATCAGAGCCGGAAGCATGGCTAGAACGCCGTTGGTACCGCCTCCTGAGTTTCCCCCTTCGGGGAAAACAAATGTTCTTGATTCACTCATAGTTGTATTTGTATTTGTAGTTCCGGTCACTATTCGACCGTGCTGCAAACATACTCATCTACAACTGCTCCGTCGAGAAATCACTTCCCATGCGCTTCCTGATCCGTGTCAAATAAATACCTATCATAGGCGAGGTGATGTTACGTGATATCAGATGTCGCACGCCTCTTGCTGTGCGGTGAAGAAGCGTTGCGATCTGATCGGGATACAATCCCTTCTCGGTCAAAAGGGTAACAAGAACATATCTAGCATCAGTAGCTTCCATGTCCTTGCAATCACCTAGAATTCTGTCTTTGGATACTTCCGTTTCCTCCTCTGTCAGGAAGAGTAGTCTAAAGAAAATTTCGCTCTTACACATAAATTTCAATTTTTTATTGTTACTTTTGTGCACCACAATAAACATAGCGCAATTATCCACGTTAAGGACTTTAGCCCTCAGCGTGTGGATAGTTGCGCTATCTTTTCCTTGTTTATTTGTGGTGATTTAAACGGAAGCGTTGAGGGCTTTTTTATAATTCCCTCCTTATAATTGGATATTTATCTAGAAATCATTACTTTTGTCATTGAGGTAAAAAGTTTTTCAAGATTGTTTTTAATTGTTTTCAGGTATGAAGAAATCCAGAATGAATACTCCGGGACGGAGCTACGTTCACCGTGTATCGTCTATCGTGCGCATCTATGACGAGCATTCCCGTGACGGCCTGTCGAACCGGGAGATCCTGCGGCGCTATATATGGCCGGAGTTCAGGATCTGCGAGCGCACCTTTTACAACATCATCAATGCCAGTGCCGATGACCGTATCATCTCCAAGCAGAAGGAAATGCAGATGAGTCTTTTCTAGAGTTTCTGCGTAACGCGGAAAGTGTATTCCTCGATATCCTCTATCAGTTCTGAGTGGTTATGATTCGTATCGCTGGCGGTACGCCGGAACATATCGAAGAATACGCTGCCGTCGTTTCCCAGGAAGTTATGCAGATGTCTGCTGATCTTCTCCAGCAGACTGAAACGCTCCAGTGTCTGCTGCTGATATTTGCTTCCTTTCCTGGAGGAACCTTTCCAGTCGGTGACTATATGCAGCCTGATGGGAACAGTTGCCGTCTGCGTGGCGGCAGAGAGCATTTGCCATTTGTAAGGCATAAACTCAAGGAATACCGCAGGGCGGGCAAAAGGTTCTTCCTCCTCAATAAAATCCACCTGCTCGTTCCACAGGTCGTAGGTTTTGACAAGGGCCTCTCCCTTATCGTCCGTCAGTCCTTCCAGGTGTTTCTGGAGCTGTAAAAAGAAAAAACTTCTCATGATATTTATAATTAGTCGTTAAATACTTCCTTGATATTTTCCCTGGCTATTTCCTGCAGCAGTTTCTCCAGATCCGGGTGTGTGCCTATGAACTGCCGGCGGGGAATGACAATTTTGCTGCCGACCTTCTTTAAGGCCATTGCCCGGTAAAACTCCGCATCCGAGGACAGCTGCCGGTTTTTCCTGGTCCTGCGCAGTTCTCCTTTCAGAGTATATCCCATTTTGCCCATAGCTTCCCTGTACTTGATCCAGAAATATCCTTTCATCCTTCGGGTAACGGTAATGGTTCCACCTTCGTTGTGTATCCTGGCATAAGGAACGGACGAAGTAAACGCTACTCCCTTGTTACCCTCCATGATCTCAGCCCGTATGCTTTTGCGGAGCGTTCCTGACTGCTGCAATATTCCCCGGGTCTCATCCTGAGCGTATCGTCTTCTTTTCCACTTCTCGGTAAAGAAAGCCTCCCGCTGGAAGTTCCGGTCGAACTCCTCTTTGGCTTCCGTCTTGATGTCCTTCAGGGTAAGACGGATGTAGCGGTTGATCCGTTGCTGCAGTTCCCTGATCACCTTCTTTGTATCTTTTTCAGCCATTTTCTCCTCCTTTCACTTGTTTACGCACGATCCTGCATGCCCGGCAGAGCTCATTGTCCGATCCTTTTCCGTTACAATCAGTACATCCCTTTCTTGTATACGGATTATATGCCGGAAAAGTGGTCATCTGCCTGCCCGGATTGAAACGCATCATCTCCTGATATTTACCCGCCGTCGCCTGCGATCCCAGGTTCATGGCCTGTTGCTCGTCACTTTGCGGGTATTTGCTTTTTCTCACCTGCTGCACCACGCATCTGCAACCGAAGCCGTTGGGCGGGAAATACCAGTCCCAGAACTTGCTGGTAATCGGGAGCGTAATCCCTTCCAGCAGCTGATGACTCTTACGTACCCGCTCGTCACCCGCAGTCCGGTATTGCAGATTGTAACGGTCCCCATCCTTCTGGAAATCCTTCTCGAAATCTTTCCACTGCGCCGCCATCAGCGCTGCCACGCCGGCGAAGTTATACTCCGTCTTCAGATAAGAACCGTTATACGTATTGTTGATCTTTTGGACGTCATTTAAAAACCGTTCAAACGGCTTTTTATTCCCTTTTTCATCCAGCAGGGAAGGAAACGCCTCATTGAGCTCATGAAAGGTCTTGATCCCGCTGAATACATAGTTAGACTCCTTGAGTCTTTGTATGCTCACCTCATCCAGGGGAACTTCCCGGATAGAATAGTCCACAGCTCTGTCCAGCAGCGCGGCGGTCTCACGGATAAAGTTCCTCACCTCCTCTTCTTTCAGCATCTCTGGGGAGAACTGCTCCTGCCGGTGCAACCATGCCATCAACAAGACGAATGCCGCTTCGATGGAAGATGTGTCGACTTCCACCGTATCATTCTCTTTCTCTTCCTGAGCCAGGGACAGGGAAGCGCTCTCATATACAAGCCTTGCCCTCTCATGCAGCCCCGCATAATCAGCGGGGCCTAGTCGAAAAAAGGCTTTACCAGCTGCTGGGTCGTTTCCTTGCGTGCCTTGACCGGCATTTGATACTTCTCAATAACATACTGGGGATCTACTTCATAATGCTCCATGACCATTCTTTCGTATGCCACCTGCTGTTCTGGAGTATAGGTCACGCTGTCATCCCATTCGAATCTGCATCCCTTCACCGGGAATCCATGATAAACCATGCGTGGGATCAGCTGCCAGTTTACCAGATCCCGTATCATATCGGCATCCTTGTTGATCAGGTTATCCAGCATGTTCTCATGCACCTTCGACTGTGAGAGTGATGCTCCGTTGTCAACAGTCATGGTCTGTGTCAGTATCGCCTTGCTCAGTTCCGAGTTACACCGTTCGATCCGCCTGTCATACACGTTATAGGCGTCACCGCGTGTAGCTTCCTTGATGTCTATCGTGGTCCCTTCCGGGAAGAGTCCGTAGGATGCCGCTCCCATGTTACGCAGCAGCTTCTCCAGCTTGTCGAACTCCTTTGGGTCACGGCTGGTGGTGGTTCCGATGCGCAGCGGTATGCCGAAGATCTCGCCGAACATGTCCCAGAAGCTGGCCATGTTCTTCTTCGGGATGGTCTGCAGCGCGCATTTGAGATAGAGTCCCAAGTCGTGTGTGCCTCCGGCCTCCGTTACGTTCCATGACACCGCTCCCGTCCGGTAGTCGAATCCCGACTGCCAGGTATCGTTCTCGCTACGGATGATTACGCCGAACTCCGGAATAACATGTGTGCGCGGCACCAGTTTGATGTGGCTGAATACCGGCTTGTCATCCACCGTGATCACCGGCCCGAGTTCGATGAGTGAGTTGCCCTGATAGATACTCTCCAGACTGAGTCTCATCCATACCTTGAACCAGGGAGCCTCGAAAAGTTCCTTGACGTTATCCTTCTCGTTTCCATTCCTGTCCGTGATCCTGAATCCCTTGTTCATCACGAATCCCGTCCGCTGTTCGACGCATCCCGTGAGATGACCGTCCACATCCACGTCCGTGTAGATATTATAGAGATTCTTGCGTCTTGGTTGCTCTACGTTGATGGCCTGCTGCCATGCCCACCGCCATGTCTTGAGGTCATTACGTGTGAGATTTTCCGTTTGCAACTGCAATTTGACGGTCATATCCTTCACTCTGCGGCGATCCGCCGGACGTGCCAGGTCTATGTTCCCGAACGGGATGTTTTCTTTCTTCTTATTTCCCATGTCTTACCAGATATAATTGTTTCTGACTCCCTCACCTGTGCGGATGGGATTGTGGTAATCCTCCTCACCGTTTGGTCCGGTAATGGTCGGAAGGTCAAGCATCACTGCGGAGGACTGTACCGCCTCGAGCCATTCCACCTGCCGGCTGTATTGCTTCTCGTACTTCTCCCAGCTCATCCGGGAGGGCAGACTGAGCACCATTCTGTAAAGCGCTATATCCGTCAGACATCCGACGAGCGCCATGTTTCTCTCATTATCTTCTCTTGCGAAAGCGGCGTTCACGTCATACCTTGCCCTCAGATATCCGGCCGCAAAGTCCATAGCGAACTTCTCCGCCGCTTCCCGGTTCTCCGGCTTGCTTTGCTGAACAATATCCAGGGCATTCTCTCCGATATTGATATAATCCTGTTCCGTGATATACATAGTGATATATTTTAATGATTACCATCCGCTTTTAGGCGGTTCTCTGACTCCGATCCGGGGTGGTGCCGCATCCTGTCTTACCTGTTTCTGTAGCTTGTAGATCGCACCCTCGTCCGCGTCCGGAGAATCGTCATGTGCCCGGCTTCCCTGTTCGCAGGAGAGTGTCTGGTCAATGGATGTCTTCATGTCGGCATCATCCTTATATTTGATATTGTACCACACGAATCCCCTTTCCCACAAGGGTGATATGGCTTCGATACGTGCGAACTTGTCGGGCTTCTTGCGGGTGTCCGGCATGATGGGCAGCTGGTATCCTCTCAGGTCTCCTTCCCGCTGGAACTCGTCAAGTATGGTATCCTGCATGAAGTTGGCCTCCATGTAGAAGGATACGGCACAATTTTCCGGAAGTGATTCGTACAGGTCGTAGAGCCAGCGCACCATTTCTCCCACACTGCATTGCCGACAGAAGGCACGTATGCAGTGCAGTTCCCTCGGGGAGGCTGTCTTAAGTCCTCTCTGGGGACGTCCCCACATTTTGCATGCCTTGTAGTCGTTCTTTCCGGTGCTTTTCCAGGAAGGGTCGACATAGACAACGATGCTCTCATAGTATTTCAGCTTGAGCATCCGTCTGTATTTGATCCATCTCTCCTGGAATACGGCTCCTTCAGTGATAGGATTGTTCATGTACTCCTTCTGGAAGGAACGGTATCCCATAAACTCTTCGAGTCCTTTCAGATATTCCGTAGTGTATCTTTCGGGCCATGCGGGATTGCCGTTCTTGTCGAAGGCGTTCACCGAACTGGTATGTACCGTGCGACTGTCAATAATCCTCTGCAGCACGCTGTTCTTTCCGATCAGGTTGCCGACCATGACAAAGCGTCCTCCTTTTCCTCCGAAGCATCCGAAGAGGGCTTCCTTGATCCATTTGGTCATTTCCCGTACACGGGCCTCACTGCGGCACATCTCGTCATCATCGAGGTCATCCACTACGATATAATCCGGACGCATCTCACGGAACCGGAGTCCGCGCGGAGACTGTCCTCTTCCTCGTGAGAAGAAGGCGCAACGGTCTTTGGTAACAAATTCACCCTCCTGCCAGCAACCGGCGTTGTACTGCTCACCGAAATCTTCGATGATATACTGGTTGGATTGCAGTTCCATCTGCAAGTCTCCCAGCAGGGCATCGGCATTGTCTTCACTCTTGCCCACAAGCACCATCACATGCAGCATGCCGTTGAATTTCAGCCACAGCGGTACACCGATGTCCAGATGGACGCTCTTGGCATGCCCTCTCGGCCATTTGAATACAGCCCGGCAGTTGGGATTGTTATAAAGATAGCGGGCCGCGTCATTCTGGAATTTGGCGTTGGGGCATTCGCAATAATGCTTCAGATAACGCTGACAGAAATAGTTGTAGTCTTTCAGGGCACGGGCAATGTTGCGTCTCTTCTCTTCCGGAGTCTCGATACGCTTGTCCGATGTCAGCCGCTTGAGTCTCTCGCTCTGCTGTAGCCAACGCTTATAAGCGTCTTTTCTTTCCTGTTCGGTCATATTACTTCTTTATAAAAAATGGTGAGATAAAGTCGTCATGCAGCCTGTGAAGCATCATCACCACCTCCTCGGGCAGTTCCGGGTATTCTTTTCTGTGTTCCATCAGCCAGTCTTCAAACCGTATAAAGGCTTCCACATAGTGTATGATGTTAGTGCTCTTGTCCATTTTTTCGATGGCAGCGGCCAGCTTTACCAGATCGTCGGCTATCTTCTTTTTTTTCAGGTACTCGTCCGGATTCTCAATGGCATCATTGACAATGGAGAGTATCTTCTGCGTGATCTCCTCGCGTGTCATGCCATAGCATGCCTTGAGTTCCTTCCATCCCTCCTGGTTGATCCACCGGGAAAGCGTCTGCCGCGCCACTGTGGTAAGTTCAAGGATACGTTCTACAGGGACGCCCTTCAGGTAGAGTGCCTTCGCCGTTTCTTTTGATTTATGTTCCGTTCTTGCCATACCGGTCATTTAATTTACAGCAAAGATGCGCATCCCCCCGGCGGGTAGAAAAAAATGACGTAGCGGTTGCATACAATGAAGTACAGGCTGCACAGTTGCAGGAAAAGGTTGCATAGTTTTTTTGAAGGGTCTTCCGCCCGGCATAAGTTTGTGGCAAAAAAAGAGATGCAATGGGCGAGAGAATCCGAATATCGAATGAGACATTGAACCAGTATGGTACGTGGGTAAAGACAGATGGTGTCGACCTGTCACAGTACGAGCGCAATCCTATTCTTTTGTGGATGCACCAGAGAGGTATCATCATCGGAATGATAAAGGACATACGCAGGGAGAACGGTGAGATTACCGGTGAGCCTTATTTCGATGAGGTTCGTGAAGAGTCGAAGCTGGCCAAGCAGCAGTGGGAAAAAGGCACACTGCGGATGGGATCACCCAATTTTGAAATACTGGAAATGTCCGAAGATCCGGCGCTGCTCAAACCCGGGCAGACCTGTCCCACCGTTACCAAGTCCCGTCTGGTGGAATACAGCATGGTGGACATCGGCGGTAATGACGACAATCTTCGCCTGGTCTATGAAGGAAAGGAACTCAAACTCGGCAGGCAGGAGGGTGCGCACAGCCTTCCACTGCTGAAAAACAATAACCATCCAAAAACATTACCTCAAATGAATGAAGAATTGAAAGCAGTCGCCCTGATGCTGGGCCTCACGGATGCCGCAACGCTGACAGACGTGCAGAAAAAGATCAATGTGGTCCTGGAATACCAGAACGCTAATGCCCGGCTTATCTCCGAGAAGGATAACCTGCAGAAGGAGCTGGACAAGTTGAAGCTCGCGGGTGTCACTACGCTGGTGGATACCGCCATTGCCGAGGGCAAGATCGGTGCCGACAAGAAAGAGCATTTCATCACCCTGGGTAAGACGGTAGGAACTGAATCCCTCAAACTCACCTTTGATGCGATGAACGCGGCCGTGCGTCCCACAGCCATCCTTGCGGGAGGAAAGACATCTTCCGCCGCTTCCGCCGGAAGCTACGAGAAATGGGAAGACGTACCGGAAGCGGAACTCAAACTGATGCGTTCCAACGATCCGGAACAGTACAAGCGACTGTACAAGAAGCAGTTCGGAGTGGACTGTCCGCAGCTTGTTTAACCAATAACAACATTAAAAAAAATGAAAAAGAAAACTGTTTTGAAATTTATGTCCGGAACGGCGTTTAACGTCGTAATGGGAATTATCCTTGCCCTGCTGGTCGGGGTCAATCCAGCTTATGGTGCTGCATCCGGAATCATTATTCCGATGGCTCTCAAAGGTTTCATGCCGGCAGGTGCCGCACTGGAGGGTGTATATACCGAAGTCTGGACCGGTGAACTGGTGCGACAGATGGATGCGGGGCTGACCGCCTCCTTTCTGGATGGCATACCTGATTACTCGGCAAAAGTCAACAATGAGATTATCCACCTGGTAGATGTGGGCGGAGATCCTGATGTGTTGGTAAATAATACGACTTATCCGATACCTATACAGGACCTGAAAGAAGGTGATATACCTATCGGGCTGGACAAGTTCCAGACAAAAGCCACCCGTGTAACGGATGACCAGCTCTATGCGATCTCCTACGACAAGCTCTCACTGGATATCCAGCGTCATGGAACCGCCATCGACCGCATCCGTTATAAGAAAGCCGCTCATGCGCTGGCTCCATATAGCCATACAGCCAAGACTCCGGTGATCCCTACCAGTGGAGAGGCGGATGCTGCCGGAAGAAAGAAAATGACCCTCAAGGACATTATTGCCCTTAAGCGTGCGCTCGACAATGCGGAGGTACCTGAAGACGGACGTCGCCTGGTGCTCTGCCCGGATCATGTGAACGACCTGCTTGAACAGGACCAGTCGTTCAAGGACAAGTACTACAATTATACCAGCGGCAAGCTGCTTAATATGTTCGGCTTCCAGATTTATACGTTCATCAACTGCCCGTATTTCACCAAAGAGGGCGTCAAGGTGCCGTATACTCAGGCACCGACAGCCACTGATATGAAGGCATCCTTCGTCTTCTACGTACCACGCATGTTCCGTGCGCAAGGTACAACGAAGATGTACTACAGCGAAGCTGCGACCAATCCGACCGCTCAGGAGAGCCTGGTAAACTTCCGTCACTATTATATAGTGCTGCCGAAAAAACAGGAAGCCATCGGAGCTATCTACTCGTGGGACGGAGTAACAGAGCAAAGTAAGGAACAGGCGGCACCGGCAGAAAAACGCTGGAATGAAGTAAGGAGAGATGCTGTTGAAGCCGCAAATAGAGCAAAAGCCGCAAAAGCAGGTGCTGCTCCTGGTGCTGGGGAAGTATCCGAAGAGGAAGAAGTCGAGTAATCATCTCTTACCTGAATCGCAATGGACTGGAGTACTGTACTTACCATCTTGCAAGACTGGTTTGCTCCTACGGGGATAGTCGTCATGGCCATTGGCTGGTGGCGTGACCGCAGGCTGACGAAGGTCCGTGCGGTCAAGGAAAACGAAGGCGTGTATCATCAGTTGTATGACGACCTCTCTGCGACAACTCTCAAATTAAGTGATCAAATAAGAAAAGTCAATGGAAAGATCATCATTTTCGAACAGGCATTTCGCAGGTGCCATCAGTGCAGGCTTGCTGAGCATTGTCCTGCTCTTATCTTCCTGCGCAGCAAGCAGGGAGAACCGGACAGTCGTCCGCTCGGGGTCTCTTCAGCGGAGCGGAACCGAGGTAATCACCTCCGCGAAGGACCCGATGAGGATGGCGAGCCTGACACTGGAACCGGAACGTCTGCGGATGATCGCCAGCCTCCCTAAAAACATAGGTGTGCAAAAACAGGAAAATGGTCTGAATCTCAGGATTGAGTCTGACGGAGAAGGTGGCGTGAACGTCACGGCACAGACTGAAGGGAAGCAGGAGATCACAATAGAGAGGACGTTCGCGGAGAATAGTGAAACGGATGAGACGCTCAAAGAGGAAACAACACCATCACCCTCCTTTTGGGAGCGGGCAAAGATAAAGGTCATAGGATTGTGCCTTATATGCCTGCTCCTTTTAACAGGGTCCCGGTGGCTTAAAAGCAAATTAAAAAACAATTTAAATTAGATTGATATGGAGAATACTGGAGCTATCTATGGAGTAAGCTCGCTTAAATATAACGGATCGGCACTTGGTCTGATTTCCGAGGACGGCATGCAGCCGGGCGGAGATTCCCCAACCAAGAACCGTATCTGGGCGGCACAGAAACGCAATGCACCGTTTGCCGTAATCAAGGGTACTCCCGGAACCAAGATGTGGACGTTTACCCTGATTGAGCTGCTGGCTAAAAACATGGTACAGGTCATGGGTGGAGAGGCTGATGAACAGGGTAACTATACACCGCCGACCGAGGACAAGGATGTTCAGGGTGTGTTTGACATCGGATGTACCACCGGGCATACCATCCGCATTTATAACGGGCTGCTTACCTGCAACTTTGCCAACGGTATCAACTTTAGCAATGTGCTGGGTATCTCGTGCGAGCTGGAAATGCAGGAGGCAGGCGAAGGCAAGCCTGCCTATAAGATCTTTGCACCTGGAGAAGTTCCTCCGGCCGGTGAACTTCCAGGGGCAGGAGCATAATGAACAGCAAAGCTACACAGCGCCAGGCAGCTGAGATGCTGCTTGACGTTGGCATACGCATACCAGTGATACCCTGCAGAATCTTCGGCAAACGAAAGGGTAAGTCATCCCTTATTATGCATCGTCCGCCGGCAGGAGCTATCATCCGGATGGCCCTTCGCTATCTGAAGCTGGGTGTTACACCGGAAGAGATCAAGGATATGGAGTATGATGCCCGTATGAGGTTTATTGCAGAGAAGGGAAAGGCTGTCAGCGAGATCGTTGCCCTGTCCATCTGCACGGGATGGATCACCGGATGGCTGTTTGTAAAGCCCGTTGCTTGGTATCTTAGATGGCGTGTACATCCTGCCATGCTTACGGCGGCACTGATACAGCTGCTATCAGGCATAGACGTACAGGCTTTTTGCAATACTATTCCATTGGCAGCCAGGGCGGCAAAGCTGCTCGAACCAATCGGAAGCCACAAAGAGAGGATGAGTTAAAGGGTCGTAATGAAGGTCCACATAGCATTCTCGGTATCATCGCTCAGTCGATGGAGCGGTTCGGATGTTCGAAACACTATATTCTCTGGAAGATCAGCTATACGGAGCTGCTGGTAATGAACATGGATGTCAGCCGGTATATCTCAAAGGAGGAGCTTATTGAAAGGGAAAAGAACCGTCGTCCGGAGACTTTTACTACAGAATATTTTCAAACAAGATTAGGAGGATAAATGGAACCCGTCAGACTGGAAATACTGCTTGATGACAAGACGCTCAAAGGGATGCGCTCGGTGGAGGGTAACCTAGGTGATATGGGCAAGTATACCCAGGCCGTGATAGCGCAACTGGAATCTCAGCTCAAAGATTTGCAGAATCAGTTCAGGCAGGCGATGTCCGCAGGCACGAATTCCGATGCGCAGATGGCGGAAATCCAGGCTCTTACTGGTGTCATTGAGCAGTTAAAGGCTGAACTAAAGGAGCTGGAGGCACAGAAGAAAAAGACAAGTTCTACACCTATTTTAGGTGACGATCCTGCTCCCAAGCTCAACAATGTGAAGATGAGCATGCAGCAGATTGCTCGTGAGCTGCCTGCCCTCGCTATGGGGCCGCAGATGTTCTTTCTGGCTATCTCCAACAACATCCCCATGTTTACCGATGCACTGGCATCGGCAAGGAAGGAATACGAAGCTCTGACTGCCGCTGGAAAGAAAGCAACTCCTGTATGGAAACAGGTGCTTTCCTCCCTGTTCTCTTGGCAGACGGCAATGGCCACTGCAATCACTCTTTCCGTCGTATATGGAAAGGAGATCGGTAATTTTATTAAATCGATGATGTCTGCTGGCAAGGCAAGCATCAGCCTTGCAGATACACAAAAAAAAATAAACGACGCTTTTACTTCTGGATCAAGTAAAGTGGGTGATCAGATAGCTAAAATCAGATCCCTTCAGGAGCAATGGAATCATCTGGGGAATAATCTCGAAAAAAAGAAAGAGTTTATCAAGGATAATGCTGATGAGTTCAAAAAGCTGGATGTCGCTGTTAAGAATGTCAATGATGCAGAGAATTTGCTTGTCACAAATACTCCTGCGTTTATTCAGGCTTTGGCACTAAGGGCCCAAGCTGCTGCGGCACAGGAACTAGCAGCAAAGGAATACGCCCGTATGCTCTCTGCACAGGCTGATCAAAAGAATGCAGGGAAAGCCAATGTGTTTCAGGCTTTGTATAGAGGATTGTTTGAAGTTGTCGCCAATAAAGGAGGTAAAAAAGAGGAAGACTATTTTACAACTCAAATAAACCAGGCTAAGAGGGCTGGAGATGTATATACGGAATTGGGTGTAAAAGCCGAAGAAGCTGCAAAAAAAATACTTAAAGCTGCCGGTATTGATGAATACGAGAAGCCGGATACCGGCAAATCCGCCCGCGACTACCAAGACGAACTTGCCGACGCACGTATAAAGGCACAGCAGAAGCTGGAAGCCGCCCGCACCTCCGTCATGAAGGACGGAATCGAAAAACGACAAAAACTGGCCAAGCAGGAACTGGAAGAAACTCTTGCCGGGATCAACAAGCAGGAACGTGACACGCTCAAGAAGATGGAGGAAGCCGAGAAGAAACGGGGTGTCAAGATTACTCCTGAAGAGAAAAAGGCGGTAACAACGAATGCACAGCAGCAACGTCTTGTCGCCTACCAACAATATGCAAAGGAGCTTTATGCAATTGACAAAGAGTTTCAGGAGAAGGATCTGAAGTCCTGGATTGAATACAATAAAGAATACGGCACCTACCAGCAGAAGCGTGCCGCGATCATGAAGGAATATACCTTGAAGTCCTCTCAGGAGGGTCTTAACGAGTATGACAAGAAGCTGCTGGCAAAACAGCGTGACGAAGCATTGTCCGCCCTTGATTTTACAGAGCTCAAGAACGTCATCAATTGGGATGTTGTCTTCGGCAATCTGGACAGAGTGACAAAGCAGGAACTACAGAAGGTAAAGAAACAAATCGTCGCTTTTCGTAATAGTCCAGAATTTAAGAAGAATGCCACTCCTGAGCAAATCAAGGTCATCGAGGAAGCTATCGGCAAGATCGACGAGGAAGTCATCAATAAAGGTGGACTGTTCGGCAACCTGACCGAATCCATTCGTGACTATTCTGAAGCGGTTGGTGAATTGACCGAAGCGCAGAAGGCATATGACGAAGCGGTAAAGAAATATGGGATAGACAGCGCAGAAGCTGAGACTGCCCGAAAGAACAAGAATAATGCTGAAGCCAAAGTCCGCAATACGGAGGGTAATCTGGAAACCTCAAAGAATAAGGCTGTTAAAAATCTGACAGCCGTCGCTGATGCAATGAACCAGCTCGGAGATGCAGATATGAGTCTGGCATCTTTTGGTAGTGCTGTCGGATCTCTGGTTGATGTGTTATCAGAATCCGGCAGCAAAATTGGAGGACTCATAGCCTCTATCCTGGCTATTTTCGACCAGATTGGAGAGAAAGGGCTGGTAAATTTTGTCGGTGATATTGTAAAATCAATTGGCCATGTGGCTGAGAAAACGTGGGGTGGATTTGCAAATGTACTGACATTGGGTAAGTTTAATATTGGCGGTGCCGATTATTCCGACTACGATGAGATGGTCGACAAGTATAATCGTCTGAACGAAATTTGGGATGAACTCATCGACAAGAAATCGGAATATATTGAGATGTCCTATGGCTCAGAAGCGGCAAAAGCTGGTCAGGAGGCTCTTGATATCGCACAGAAAAGTATTGAATCCTACAGATTACTAGGAAGAGAGCGGCTGAATTCAGGAGCGTCTACCGGATCTCACTCTATCGGTGTGCGTATACGCAAAAGTCTGAGTCAAAGTGAGTGGGATCAGTGGGATGCATTTGCTCGTTCGATAGGCATGAACCCGAATGATATCGGTGGTAGAATGACCGGATTGTTCGATCTGACAGCCGAGCAGCTCGAGAAGCTGAAAGAAGAAGCTCCTGCCTTTTGGCTGAAATTGGATGCGGACGTACAGGATTATCTGAATAAGATCATCGAAGGTGGAGAACGTATCGAGGAAATCAACCAACAGATACAGGAGCAACTGACGCAGGTATCATTTGACAGTATGCGTGATGCCTTCTATGACACACTTCTGGATATGGAGAGTGATTCTCAGGATTTTGCGGATGATTTCAGCGCATACTTGCAGAAGGCAATCCTTATGACCAACCTGACAGATGCCTATGATAAACGTCTACAGGCATGGTATGAGAAATTTGCCAACTACAACAAGGAAGGTGGAATAAACACCGACGAGTATAAGGATCTGCAGGAGGAATGGAATAAGATTGTTGAGGATGCGCTTGCCGAGCGTGATGCCCTGAAAGATATTTTCGGCTGGACTTCATCTTCTTCCTCCACACAGGAAGGCAGGGCTGGTACCATTACCTCCATAACGGAGGAGACTGCCGGCAGACTGGAAGGAATCGGCAATGCCATGCTGGATCATGTGATCAACATCGATAACCTAATCTCCTCTGCTCTTGAGATGATGGCAACGGCGATCAGCCGGATTGCGGAGAACTCAGAATATTTGAAGCATCTTGAAACGATAGACGAGGGCATTACGGACTTGCGTCGTGGTGTCAAAATGAAAGGATAGGATTATGAAAGTAGAAGAAGGACTCTTTTATATCAACAATATCGATATGGCCACATATGGCTGTTTTCTTTGGGAGGAAAACGCAGGCGATCATACCAATTATGACTCTCTGCTGAAACCGCCCAAGATGAAGGAGTATACTTCTGTCAGTTATCGGGAGCTTGACGGGGAGGAACTGCCCGACATACTGATTCCATGCTACGAAGCACGGGATATCACCCTGAAAATGGCTATCGCAGCGGACACAAGAACCAAGTGGTACGCGTACTATAATACCGTGATCACTTTACTTAAGTCGGGATGGCTGACGATAAGGCTTCCGGAAATCGACAGGGTCATGAAAGTTTATATGAAGGAATATACCAAGTACAGTCAGTTTACACTACTTAAAAATACCGGGCAGCAAATTGCCGGATTCGCGGTAACGCTGCGCGAACCGAAACCTGTTTAAGTGAAAGTTAAAAACGATTTAAATTGTCTATAAATGGAACTTGTAATCTACGGTAGAGACGGAAATATCAAAAAAAAGGTAAGTCCTGATTCTTCTTCCCGATGGAGTGAAGAGGTTGCTTCCGAGTTCGTGGTGAACGTAAACTTCACCACCTGGGAGTTCTTCATCTTGTCGGTAGGTGATTACATCGAAGTGGGTGGCAAACGGTTCTCTATCAAGAAGGAGGCTCGCCCGAAAAAGACCAACACGCAGAAATATACTTATAACATCAGCTTCTACGGTCGGGAACACGACATGCAGGATTTGCTCTTTTGCCGTCTCAACCAGGGAAGTGATGATCTTGAATCCGTATTTGCCTACGACGGAACTCCGATGGAGTATCTTGAGAAGCTGGTGGCCAACATGAACCGGAACGCTGACGGTGTAACATGGAGAGTCGGTGAAGCCATTAGTGCCAACCGGCAAACAATCAACTTTAACGGCCTGTATTGCTGGGATGCTGCTGCAGAGATTGCCGCTGCATTTGAAACGGAGTGGTGGCTGGATGGAGAATACCTGAACCTGAGCAAATGCGAGCGAGGTCAGCGTGTCACGCTCGGCTACATGAAGGGCCTCAAGACCGGTCTTACTCAAACCGAGAATTCGGATTCCATCAAGTGGTTCACCCGTCTGATACCCGTTGGCAGCACAAAGAATATTGATCCGTCGAAATACGGATTTACGCATCTGCAGTTGCCTTCCCGTGCTACTCATATAGATCTTAATACTCAGCTTGGTCTAAAAGAGCACAGGGAGGAGAAAGCATTCAGCGGTATCTTTCCCCACCGGCTTGGTACTATATCTTCTGTCCGTTCTAAAGAAGAGACGAACGAGGAGACGGGAGATTACACTGTGTACTATGTCAAGGATAACAATCTGCCCTTTAATCCGGATGATTATATGGTCAGCGGAAAGGTTATCCATATCACTTTCGAAAGCGGTGATCTTTCCGGACGGGAATTCGAATGTAACTGGCATAACGATACAAAGGAGTTCGAGATCATCAATACTTATCCGGACGAGAATACCCAGATACCAGGCGGCAATCTTATTCCGAAGGCGGGCGATACCTATATACTGACTAACATCCGTATGCCGGATGAGTATTATCCGATAGCCGAGCAGCAATTCAAACAGGTAGTAGAAAACTATTTGAAAGAGTACAGCCGGGACATCTCGATCTATTCCTCTGATACGGATTACATTTACGTGGACAAGCATGCTGTTCCCCTGCTGCTGGGACAAAGAGTGCGTTTGGAGGATGAGCAATACTTTGACAAGGGGTATATCGATACCCGCATCACAAGGGTAGAGAGAAAGCTTACCAATATCTGTGAGGCATCTATTGACTGCTCGGCGGCCATCAGCACCTCCTGGAAATCATCCGTGGATTCCTCGCTCGGTAATTTGCAGTATGTGCTGGGGAAGCAGGAAGCACAAAGCAACCTACAGGTCTTGAAGACAGGAGATTCACAGGAGCCTTCGGAATATAATGTCTTTTCAGCATTGCGCTCCGTGCTTGAGATGTCCGTGCGCTCCCTCAGCCGCAAATACGACGACACCGCCTTTGGTATCATCACCTTCGTAAAAGGATTTGTCTCCAACGCCGTATCCGCCTTTATGAAGGGAGCCAAATTCGGTAACTTTGTTGCCGGGAAAGATGGTTCGGGCGGTGCCATATCTGTTGACGAAACGGCAAACAGAACAAGCCTTGAGATGGATGAAGGTCTTTTCCGTGACAAGGTAGAGTCTGCACTGGTCAATTCAGACAAGGTCACAACCCTCAACCTGGTTGTCGAGGAGCTAGCGAAAATGTACGATCTGACCGTATCCCATGTTGCCACCCTGATGGGTACAATAGTCAAGGATTATGTCTCTTCCGAGAAGTTCGTCTCCGGATTCGCAGGCGAAGGTATGAAGCTCTACAAAGCGATTGACGGCAGCTGGAACATGGAGCTTGACAACCTGGTCGTCCGCAAGCTTTTCACTGTATTCCAGCTCGTAGTCCAGAAGATCGTGCACCAGGGAGGCATGGTCATCCGTTCTGCAGCCGGAGGCAAGATAACGAAGGTGACCGATGGCGGAACATACTGGCGATGCGAGCATGACAGTACAGATGATTTTGTAGAAGATGACCAGTTAATCTGCCAAGCGTTTACCGGAAAGTCCGCAAAACGCTACTGGCGTCTTGTTGTATCTGCCGGAGCCGGATACTTCGACTTGTCCAAGACGGACTGCGAAAGGGGAAGCGCAACACCGGAAGAAGGAGACGATGTCGCGGTGTTGGGTAACAGGACTGATACATCACGTCAGAAGGCACAGATCGACTGTGCCATTGGTGATAATGCTCCATACCGGGATGATTATGCAGGCATTAATTCTTATTCGCTGGCAGGTAAATTGATTACCCGCACCGGAGAGTTGTCCGGCATCACCGATTCGGTATTCGGGGTATTGTCCGGTTCCGGCTTATACGGAACAAACGTATACCTGAGAGGTATGTTTGTTCTGCGTTCCGGCAAAACAGTAGAGGGAGAGATCGCAGGAGCTATCGATGATATTGAGATTGGTGGGCGTAATCTGATATTAAACAGTAAGGAAATCGAGATAGCGGCTACGACAGGTAATTATAACTATCGTAATGTATATGTCTTTAAGGAAACAGGAGAATATACTTTTTCTGCCGAACTGGAATTATCCGGAACGTCTAGAACTCAAGCGACCGCGTTAGTTTATAATAATGGAAATAGTGGTCGTTTACATGAATTTACTTTCGACACACAGGCGCGCAAATCGGTTACTTTTAAATTAAACATTGCTAATCCCAACATCTGGCTACTATTATACGCCGGAATTTCTGGTACTACAGCTGGTGTCGGAGCTAAATGGAAGAATGTCAAGCTTGAAAAAGGCAACAAGGCCACCGACTGGACTCCTGCTCCGGAAGACGTGGAAAATCGAATCACCACCGTCGAAACGAACTTCGAAATCCGCGAAGGTCAGATATCCTCAAAGGTAACGGAAGCTACCGTTGCCGCTTCGAACGCGAAGAAGAGTGAAACTTCCGCAGCAGGTTCCGCTTCTACGGCAACAGCCAAAGCGGGTGAAGCTTCTACAGCAGCTACTAACGCAACAAATAAGGCTAATGATGCCGCTTCTTCGGCATCTGCTGCGGCTGGATCTGCCAGCTCTGCTGCGGCATCTCTGCAAGCAGTCACTGTCAAGGAAAGCAGCATCAATCAGACTGCAAGCAATATCACTCTGCAGGTATCAGAGGTAACAACGAAAGCAGGTCAGGCAAGCGCAGCCGCGGAACTGGCAATGGCGATGAGTCAAGGGAGGATGTTATATCGTGATGCTTCGTTTGCCAGCGGACTGAATGGAATAAGTGTTTATAACAACGCAGCCAATGGCAAGGTTACCATCTCACGTGTATCAGGTGTTGCAGGCAATCCCAACTCATCAGGTTATTGTATTAAAATAACTTCCACGGGAGCAGCCTCACCAGGTTATGGAGGTTTTACTTTTTCTACTCCTGCAAAAGTAAACAGGGTATTAGTTGCCCGTTTCATAGCTAATATTCCTACAGGTTATACTTTAAATTTTGCGACTAATTCTCTTGGGAATGGAAATACAAGTAAATGGCTTACGGATCATGTGGGAACCGGTAAATGGACAGAATATGCCTATAAGGTAATATATGGTTCATCCGGTTCATTTGGTATCACAATGTATTTCTACCTGAGCGGTGGTGCAACTCCTACCGATGCGAATCCCCTCATATGGTATCTATGTTATGCGACAGTTTTTGATGTTACCGATGCGGAGGTAGACTATATTGCCGACGCTGCAAGCAAGTATACAACCAAAACGACATATGAGGCAGGCATAAAGGTTTTAAGTGACAGCATTGCGTTAAAGGTTGACTCTTCGACTTTCAACGCTTTAGGCAATCGAGTCTCAGCAGCGGAATCCGCAATCACAGTAGCTCAGAATGCCATTGAGCAAAGAGTAACCAAGACTGAGTATAACAAAGTAGGAAGACTCGTTGCGTATGGTACTAATACAGATGCGCTTGCGACATCGTATGTGATGCTCAATGATAAGCAGATAACTCATGCCGGCAGAGGATTTACCCTTTTCAAAATAAACAGGACAACCTTAGAATTTGCCAGAGTGGGGACCTATGACGTGTATGCCGGAGGTGCAAATTTCACCAACTTCGTAAACGCCCTGAATGCTATTGACGCAAACTATGTTGTAGCTGTCATCTCATCTGACGCCATTGCCATTGATACGGCAACGGCTAATGCACTAGCAAATTACGGTGGCAGTGGTATGACCTGTACCGCAACAAGACGCTCCTACGTCCTTATAGGACAGAAAGGGATAGGAAAAGGTAACGGTCTGGAGCAATGGAAGCAAGGAGGAGCCGGCAACGTAACCATCTCCACCACAATCATCAATGGAGCAGTAACCGGATTTTTTGGAGGTGGTAATTTCGCAACAGCCTTGTCCACCGCAGAGACGCGAATTAGTCAAACCGAGAACTCTATCAATCTGAAAGCGGATAAAACGACCGTAGAAGGCATCAATACCCGCTTGCAGTCTGCCGAAGCAAAGATAACTCCTGATGCGATCAAGCTGACTGTAAAGGAGCAGACGGAGAGTATTGCGGCTAGCGCAGCAAAACGCACCGAGCTATGGGTAGATGCTACTTCGCTGGACGTAAATAAGTATTATCCGATTACAATCCCGTTGCATACAACTGCACCATACACAATAACAGTTGAAAGAACGCTTAACGCAAATTACGGTAAGCCATCATGGAGTACGCATGCTGGCGGCTTCTCGGTTATGTGTCGCTGGCGATCTAACGGTAATGGATGGGGAACAATCGCTATCCAAAGAACAATTCTAGAGTATGACTATCAATTTTCTACTGTTATACCTGTTGGTAGTATCAGTCAAGTGTCAACTAATTCGATGGAGTATGTGTATGTCCGTGGCGGCTCCAAGTATCATGTAATTGTAGAGGGAGCTTCAGGGCTAAATATAGTTCTTCGCACGGAGCCATATTATGGAGGTGGCGGTCAATCTATTGACATAAAAACAGAAGTTACCCGCCCGCAGGTTGATCTGCTCCAGCGTCCCACTACCGACACGATCAAGAGTCAGATCACCCTTGACGGATTCGGAATTTCTGTGTTTGGGAAGAAGATTGACTTTACCGGACAGGTGACTTTTAATTCGCTGAACTCCGCTCTGCAAAGTACGATTAACGATAAGGCAAGCAATTCTCAGCTTACTACGTTGCGAAACTCGCTCAAAGATATGGCATATCAGGACATGGTAACGCTTGCCAAGCTTGATACTACCATCATCGATGGCGGACATATCAAAACCTCTCTGATCGATGCGAACGCTATTGTGACGGGTGCACTCGTAGCGGATAGAATATCAACTACTAATATAACCACCGGAAAGCTGACGGTGACCAATGGTGCCAAAATCGGAGGCTTTCAAGTGCAAGATAATTGGCTTACTTCTTCTGATAATAAAGGAGCAATCATGATTGGAGACAACTCGGTACGCTTCCTGAGAATTAATGAATATGGGGTAGGTAATCCAAGTGCTGCGTTGCTCCAAATTAGAAATGACAAAGGATCGGCAGTAAGTCTTAGTGGAGGTTCAGATAAAACTGTATTAAGTATTCTTGGCAATGGGGCTAGTTATGCTATAGAAAGTTACGGATCGCACAGGATTGTACAGCGTGAAGGGGAAAAATGGGATGCTCCTGGAGTTTTGATTGCAGGAAGAGTTAGTGCTTCTGGAAATATAGAAACCACCTGGGGAAATGGAGTTACATATATAGCGGCAACCAAAAGAGGTACTGGTGGATATACTATACATCATAACTTGGGACATAACAATTATTATGTGATGATTACACCAACTGTTTATTGGGAAAATGGATATAGCTGGGCAATAGGTATGATATTAGAAAAAACTAATAGTTATTTTCAAGTAGACATTGTTCACCCTTCGGGAGGATCGCGTAATATTGCTTTTGAATTTGTCATGATGGGTAGGAATAAAACAACAATATAAATATAAAAGCTTATGAAAATAGACTTTAGAACAATCGAAGTTACAGATATCGAAGGGAATAAGAGTACACTCGATGTCAGCAAGGAGTTAGGGAACACGATTTACAACAATACCCCTGACATTGGAGAGTCGGATTTCGCAAAGGAAATCTACAGACAGGGAGAGGTAGAAGTAGACGATCAGAAAGCGGAGATCATCCGTAAATATCTGGAAATTGGAAAGTTCTTCGCCTTCGTCAAGAAAGGCGTGTATGAAAAACTAGATAGTATTAACAACAATAATAACTAAGAATTATGGGAACAAAAATTTTGAAAGAGAAATCAAGAGTGACGCAAATAGACGCTCTTGCAAAAGTTGGAGAGTATGAATATCAAGTGTCTTATTCTTATGATGGCAATGAGTTGCGCCGGCTCTCATGTAACATCAACAAGGTAACTGAGTTAAACGGTACTGAGGATCGCGTCTATTCGGGCTATATGTCATTTGAAAATGGCAACAAGTCCATGAATTTCCCTGCCAATGTTGAGGTAGAACCGCATGCCGCAATTTTTGAAGATATCTTGCAGGAGGTCAGAGGTGACTTGACCGGTATCTAAAAATAAACCGCTTAGCTCAATTGGCTTGTGACTGTCATTATCAGCGAAGGTTGCACCCATTTGTTTATCCCTGGTTCTGTAACCGGGGATTTTTTATGTCTAAGTGTTAAAGTTTTCGTAACACAAAAACTTTCCTATAAAATGTTTCTGTAATACAGAAACATTTTATATCTTTGTAACATCAAAATAAGAAACAAAGTAATAACAATTAAAAAATAAAGATATGAAGACTTTGAACATCAATGAAATCGTAGAATCAGCAAAAGCAATTGCTAAAGATAGAGGTGAAAATATCTTCTTCGGAGTAAGAGGAAATATCATCGAAGGTTGTCGCAATCGTAAGACATCTGAGGAATATGAGTTTGATGTTGAAAATGAAGAGTCTATCTATGATAATACAAGAGAAGAAGTTGCTACTTCTATCATTCTTGAAGCTATCGACTCATTAAAGGGTAATGATGAAGTTATAGTTGAATTTGAGGAGTTGGAAGAAACTGAATCAGTTGAAACATCAAATATGAATATTAATCCTTGTAATGAGTACTTCCTCCGTTTTACAGAAGACGCTAAAGGTGATTTAAGAAGGGGGACTTCCTTGTTTAAAACTGGCACAATGAATGAAGCTGTAATACTTGAAGGATTGTGTGGCTTCAATATTGACCTCGTAGGATTATCTAAGTCAGAAATTGAGAGAAAGATCGCTAGATACGCTAGTATGTTCTCTTATTATTCACAAGGCTGTAAGGCTGTTATCTTTGAAGGCGAAACAGTTGAGAATAACAAAAATGATGAAGGTGTAGTATTTAAACCTTATAAAATAGAAGGATACGTAAAATTCTAAGATATTACTAACAACCAAAAAAATAAAGACATGAAAACAATCATCGAAAAAACAGTTGAAGGCTTTGAAAATGCAATCATCAGTGAAAATGAAGAAAGTTGGTTTGTTGATCTTCGTACAGGGCTTGGGGAAGCTGAATATCCTAAATGTGATTTTAAATTAGACCAAGCTATTGAGGATCAAATTAATTGGAGGATGGAATGATAAGGGAAGCAGTCAAAGAAGCAATGAAGCTTCGTAAAGTTAAATCAAAGGATCTTGCTGAGTATATTGGAGTTACAAAGAGTAATATGTCCTTGTTTTTAAACGGAAAACTTGATTTTAAGCAAGATAAAGTTGAAAAAATTCTGGATTTTTTGGATATAAAGCTAGTAATAACTCAGTAAATAAACACAATATTATGATTACAGTAAAATATTTGTCAGAAAAAGACGATTATAAAGAAGTTTGTAGCTGTCTATATGAAGTTCTTCCGGGTCACATAAAAGAGTTGCCGGAAAATTTTGAAGATTTTTTTAAAGAATATCATGAGGTAGTTGATGCTACGGCGGTTTATTGTGAGGATGGCACATTTCTTGATGTGAAGCTGTTTGATCCTCACCATTTTGTAACAGATGTATATACGAATTCCAATGGGCATACCTATTGGCTGGCAGGTTTTTGCGAGGATAGAAAAATAATGTGCGAAGGTGGATTGAGTAAAGAAGATATAAAGGAGATTTTATCTTTATAATATTAAACGGTAAAGCGAACTTGGGACAGGAAAAGATTGAAAAGGTCCTAGCCTTTGGGAATATAAAACTTTAATAATCAAATGATTATATGAAATGTAAAAAGTGTAGTCGCGAAAACTGTGACATTAAAAGGACCTGCGAGCATTGCGGTGCTTTTCTTGAAGGTTGGACTTTTAACAATGTGACGGGCAAGTATGGATACAGAACTGATAAGGGAGAGTTTCTTTCTCCCGAAAAAGCAAAAGAAATGATTAAATATCAAACAGAAGCTGAGATTCAATGCGCACCCAAAGCAAATGAGTTAGATGAGTTAATTGATTCATTGAAAAGATTAGCTAAAAAATGTAAGAAGGAAGATAAGCGTATTTGTCTTTATTCAACCAGTGAATCGATTCGTGTAATGATGCACGAAGATACGAAGGATAATCCTACAACATAATTTACGGAATATGGTGGTGACTGTTAATTAACTGATAACAATAAAATTATGAATCCAAAATTACAAAATATGATTTGTGAAAAAAAAGTTATATCGATGAATATACGTGTATCACCAGGTAAAGTGCCAATAAATGGTATTGTTAGGTTTGAGAAATTAAGTCAACCAGCCAAGAATATTAAAAAGAAATGATGTTGGTGTAGTGATAAATATATAAAGAACTATGACAGAAGAAAACAAATACGATCAAGAATCGATCAGAGAGTTACTTTCGTGGGCACAGGATACCCTCACTAATAAGACCTACCCGGAAGGCGAACTAGTTTTGGATAAATGCATCAAAGTAATAGACTGCAAAAGTCATATAGAGGCGATGATTCAGATGATCTCAAAGAATTGGGAGAATCCAACATTTTACCCAACCATTGATCTTTTTCGAAGGTTCAGAGCGAAAATAGAGGCAACTGAATAAGTTGCCTCTATTTTTTGTAGTAAAATGCACATTTTGTTTTGTGTTAATAAAGGTAAACCGGGAACAAAATGTTTTTTGAAAATGGAACAATTTGTTTTGCCGTTTGTACTCCCCGAAAACGGTCAACTGACTCAACTTAATATAACCGAACGGAAAGACAGCAATTTCGTAACGGTCAATATCCCCACCTTTACAATCGAAAACAATCGCTTTCAGTCCACTATCAAAATAAAAGAAGATACACTGACTCAACAATGGGAAGCAGCAGGAGAACTGAACAGAAAGGTACATACCCTGCAGGCAGAACTTTTTGCCACAGAGAAAAAGAAAGTTTCAATACCGTATATCAACCGCCGTTTTGGAGCAGAAGTTACTTTCGATACCTTATATTATAGTATGACTAAAAAAAATCGTACCGAAAACCAACTGCAACTTGACGGTACGGCGAAAGTAAGCGGACTTGATGTATTTCACAAAGCACTTTCTCCCGAAGTGATCCATCTGGATCGCGGACAACTCACGTATCAGATGAATATCGGCAAGCAAACGCTGGAACTGGACAGTACGACGACGGTATTATTCAACCAAATAAAATTTCATCCTTATCTGCGGGCAGAA